AGGCATATTTCCTGTGATTGTGACCCTAGCCTCTTCGTCACACATCGGCATAACACTGACATCAAAGATATTAATATCATCCCTTTTCTGCTTAATTAGGTCAGGTAATGGGTGAATGTACTTTAGGTATCTCTCATCTTTTCTACCATACCAATAGCTATGCTCTTTCATGCCATGAATAACTGAGCTATGATCGCGGTTAAAAAACTTACCTATCATGCTCAAGGTCATGTGCCGGTAGTTGTACATATAGTTGTACAGGTAGTACCTCTTGTATGCTGATATTTCTACCCTACTAGGTGTGTTTAGTTGGTAGTCCAGGATAAGCTTCATTAGGTCCTCATTCTGTAGCTTTGTGAGCTCAAATACTGTCTCATCTATTTCTCCTCTCATAGCTCTTGTATTTTGTATCCCCATTGCAGGTACTGCTCTAAGGTTTCAGGCTGCTCATTATCTTGATAAGCAAAGTTAAGCTGTCTTAAAAAGCCTTTATCATCCATCCCCATGTAGCACCATGTGCCACCCTCCGGCTCTACTGTATCTTCAAGCCACATTCTGTAGTATTTTGTGTATTTCATTAGTCTAATCTTTTAGGGTCATTAACTCCCTTAAACAGGTTGCTTGTAGTAGCTATCATACCGGTAGCTTTCATGAAGTCTACCTCAGCCTTAGCACTGTTAATCACAGAGTTGGATAGGTTAGATATTGCCTGTGCCTTTTCTACCTCGGTAGTCAGTTGCTCAGATGTTAGCTCCTCATCATTTAATCTCTCGAGTGCTGCAAAGAGGTGATCACGTAGATCGTTCATTCCATTTCTAGCCATTTGTTTTGTTTTTTATGTGTTTGTTTAATTTTGCTTTAAGTCTGATTACTTTCTTTAGGTCATCAGGGAACCTGTGTATAGTGTTACGGTTGGCATTCTCACTCATTGGGATGCATTCCAGGTTAGTTAACTGTAGATTCAATGTATCTCCATCAATAAATCTCACTACGTGTTTGGGAGGAATGGGTCCATTAGCCTGCTGCCACAGCAAGCGGTGAGTTAACATCCATTTGCTATCTGCTATCTTACTGTAGTGATACTTTTTACCACTGCTATCAGTTCGTATGCTCGTAGCATTAGCTTCTCTAGTATTGGATGGCTTGTTACCTTTCTTATACATCGTAGCAGCTGCATTAGTTAAGACTAAATTAGGACATTTCATGCCTTTATTGAATGGCACATGACCTTGCTTAAACCTACTTTTTTCTCCTGCTTGCTTAGCTAATGCTGAGTTCATTTGATGTTTAAACTTTGGGTGTTTTTTAATGCGGTTATTCCACACAAAATTGTACATTCTGCTAGCGGATATGCCTAAGTACTCAGTTATTAATGGGCCTCTAATGTATGGGTAGAGTATCTTAATTATTTGTTTCTCATTCATACCTTTTCAATTATAAAGTGTCCATAAACGTGAGTACCTGCTGCTCTGAATTTGTTGAGCTGCCAATGACAGAGGGCTTTGTTAGGGAAGTCATAGCTTTCTGAGAGCCTGTTTTCGTAGTAGTATAATAATCTGTACATGAGTTTTTACATTTTAAATATTCTAAATATAGGGAGGTATTAAAGGAGCCTCCCTTGTCTCCTGCAAATGACTGCTTGGTCCACCATCGAGCCATTTCTGAGATATCTCTATGCATCATACCTCCACTCATCCTCATCAAAGTCATTGTCAAAGTCCTGCATATCTCTCACCAGGTTGGTATCCTGAATGCACCATATAATTTCCTCGTTAAGTTGGTCAAGTTCAAAATCAGTTAGGATGTAATCAAGCTCCACCTCACCAATCACCTGAGTAGCTAGGATGTTAGTGATCTCTACCTCGTAATCCTCATCTGTAATGTTAGTTATGTTAAACTCACAGCTACCTTGCACATCATCAAATTCAAAGAATGCTGTGCTGTTTTCTAATGTTACTTGCATATCATAAAAATTAAAGTGTTATACATTGCTACCATGGTAGCTACAATCACAGCTACGCTTGCAGCTACATTGAATAGTTCTCTTTTCATTTGTTAGCGTTTAAGATGGTTAAAAAGTCTTCTGTGTTATCTAGTGCTATCTGAGTCATTTCCTCATTAGCTTCTACAAGCATTTGCTCTAGGAAAAAAGTGAGCACCTCTGCGTTGTTTTCGTGTGCCTTGATAAAGTCAAGGGCTCTGTTAAATTGTTGGTTAAACCGTTCCATAAATAAATTTTTAAGTGTTAATACTTTGCAAAGATACAAAAGGTTTCATATCCGCAAAACATTTTGCACAAATAAATTTAGTTTTGAACAAATTTAGAATGATTCTAAATAAGGAATCAGCCTATAAGCTAAATAATCTCCGCAAAAATCAGGCTATAGACTTACGCTTGTATAGATACTCCTGATACTTAGTGAATACCAAGTGGTTTATCTTATTGTGTTTTTTGCAGTCTCTACATTGGAGCCAATGGTGTACGGTACCTGCTGCAGTGACTACTTTTTTATTGTGCCTGTGATTAGTACCACCACATTCTGCACATTCGTACTTATCACCCCCATTCTGAACGGCATAGTTGTGACTAACTAGGGTGTAGCTGTTAAGTTTATTGAATACTGCCTCAAGTACCTCTACATCCATCTTACAATAGGCCACCATCTTATCTAATGCATCCTGGTCCTTTCTAAATACGATGTCTTTCCATAGATCAAGGCCTCCTGTTTCCATCTTAGCACCTACCTTAAGTAGCTTAGCTATGTAGTCTAGTTTGTTTGAGTTAAAATTAAAGTACCTTTTAGCCCATTTAAGCGTGTCTATGGTCTTAGGTGATGGCATTACATTGATATCATGAAATAAAGCCCGTGTGCGTATCCATTTAAGGTCAAATCTATCACCATTGTGGGCCACTATCTCATCTGCTTTGTGCAAAACTTTGATAAATTGCTCTATCATTTTCTTATCACTCTGTGATTTTGACCATGTTAGGCTGTGAATTTCCTCCTCACCCTCCCATTTATAGCAGATGCAGATGATTGCACGCTCATGAATGATGTCACCTGGGTTGATATTTAGGTTGTATCCTGTCCTCCAAAATACCCCGACATTGAATGAGGTCTCAATGTCATAAAATAGTCGTTTTCTCATAGCTTAAATAGCAGGGAAATCCTGTCAAGTATCCCTTTTTGAATTAAAAAACGGAGCAATATACCTAAAATAAACGAAATAACAATAGGCCACCATGCCCATCTGTACTTTACTACCTGTTTAGCTTGAGCTGTTTTGTATATAGTCTTACCTCGTATCCTTTCTACTTTGGTCTTATACCTGTACTCAATACGTGTTTGAAATCTAGTCTTTGGTACGTATATATTGTTGAACTTAATGACCGTATCCTTAGTTGTATAGAACTTCTCCCATACAATAGTATCATTCATGATCACTGGGATGCTGTCAACTGTAGTAATCCGGATGGTGTCACTATCCTGGACTACTTGCAAGCCATTCTTTAAGGCTTTCTTATAGTGCCATTGAGCACGCTTAGGAGCTGAGCAGGATACAATGAGTATCAATATAGGTAATAAGTATCTCATAGGCTTTGTAACATCTTAATCATTCGGGGGCATGGGTAAATATCTGCCTTGTCTTTTCTCACACTGTTGTGCGTGTAGATCCCTGCAGTTCCTTTGAATGCCTCTTTGTCAATGGCAAATATCTCTGACCGGTAAGTCTTAGGAATGTCATAGGTCTCACACAGGTACTCCACAAGCTGCCGAGTGCTCTCAATCTGCTCATCCGTATATTTGTACCAAAACTTATTGCCTTTGTAGGGTGTATCTAAGGTAGTCACCATTGATGGGTCCACCACTCCCTTGACATAGTTGTAGTACTTACCATCCTTGAGCTTTAATGGACCCCAATTGCAAATCTCAATGCCTACACTTAGCTTGTTTAAGTTTTGATACTTGAGCCCATGTACTGAAAAGTCCTGACTATCTATCCCCAGGTGATAGGCCCAATGCTTAGAGCTGAAGCATTGCACTATGCTACCCTTCTCACCTATCACAAATGCAGTAGCTATCCTATCTGAGTTGCTATTCCACCACCTTGATACAGCTATGGGGTTACCATTGCCTGCGGTGTGGTGTAGATATATTTGTTTTTTCTCAGACTCCTCGTGGAAGTATTGGCTATTAGATAGGCGTTCCTGAAATATCTTGCTTGTGTCTAATTTCATCTACCTCTTTTTTAATATCCTTGGCTCTTGCAAATAAGTTTTTCATTGCCTGCCATAGGTCAAGGCCTTTCACTGCTTTATAGTTTTCATTGATACTCATGACCTCTATTGATACTAGGATAAGTGCAAGCACCTTGGTAAGCAATAGCTCTACGGAGAAAAACTGCAGGATTATACTATTTAGGATAAACTTATCTATCATATAGAACATGATAACAGTTACCTCATAGAGTAGCATCTTACTAATGATGGCAGATAGGCCCCTGCTAGTTATCTTTACCTTATTTTTATAGCTTTTCCATACCCCTGTTATGGTATCCAATACGATCACAAATCCAACTAAGAATAATAAGCCTGAGATAGGCATTAAAAATGCACTGATAACTGATAACAGTTTAAACCAATTAGCCTGCATTGTGCCTAATAGTATGGATAGCTGTGACCTCACAATATTAGGATGCTGTTATTGTACCCATTCTCAAGGAAGTTACCGCACATTCCTGTACAGGTAGTTTGCCATTGAGTGATGCATGAGCAGTTTTGGAACATTGGCCGTAGGTCAGTATCTTGATTAGTTGTAGATATAAATAAAGGGAACAGGTTACGGTTAGCAAGTAGCCATCTGATTAAACGTTGCTCAAAGAAACTAGCTTTTTGTCCATAGTGTTCCATCCCAAAAGCTACCTCATTCCTGGATACGCTTGCAGAATAATCACCGTTTTGTGTTTGAAGTCCTTTGTTTTTTAGCTGATAAGTTAACCCAAATATAGCATCCTCAGCACTCCTCCATGCAATGACCGGCTGAATGAACTCTACCAAATCTACCTCATCAGGTAGTAATGTCTGAGCATTGTACTGAGATAGCATATAATTGTAGAACGTAGTGCCCAGGATAGGCTGTATTCTTAATGCCGCTTGTGTAGCAATGTATGGAGTTACGTCAGTAACATCCACATTAGCTGTAATGGGTGTGTTTGTTTTGAGGTATGACTCAGTTATGAAATACAGCATTATACAATAGGTTGAGTAGGTTCATCAATTGGAGGAAGTGAGGCTAGTGATCTAATCTCATTGGTAGTCATTTTTTCAAGCACTTTACCTAGTAGTGCATCGCTTAAGTTATTTAATGCATCCTTAACTTTTGCAGTCTTTTCATCTACCTCAATGATAGTATCTCCAATTATTTGGAAGTTATTAATAGTAAACTCTGCAGGGATGCGAGCAATGGTTAAGAGCTCCTGAAATATAGTTGTAACCTGAGCACGCAACTCCATTACTACATTTTTCTCAAAGATAACATAGGCTTGCTTGATGTCACTGCCACTACCTAGGCTTCCAGTGGTACGTACACCCATAAGGATAGGGTCAATGGTATGACTAAAACAAATCTGCTCGGTATTCAATGCAGATGCCTCATGAAATAGCTTATCATTGCCATTAGTAGGTAGGCTTTCTATCTTTGGAAGTTGGTCCGCACTGTTAGCAAAGAATGCAACTGCCTTACCGGCATTGGCTGCACCCTTAAG